ACGTTAAACACTGGCTGCCCACGCGTGAAGCGTGGACGAAGGACCACCTGGCCAGCTGTCCGGATAATTTAATTATAAGATTTAGCGCAACAATGATTGATCAGGAAGCACCCGCGAGCTGGCCGCATACATCGACCGTGGTTACCAGCGGCAGGACTTGCCCGGCCCCTGAGCAGGGCAACAAGTGTAAAGATTGTCGAGCTTGCTGGGACAAAGACGTTAAGAACATTGCATACGGTGAACACTAGCATGACACACGTATTTAAACACCCAAAATTTTACAGAATCCCCAGGGATAAATCGGATCAGGTCATTAGCGAAAGCACTCACGACGGTGAGTCGGAGCGTGCACCTGGTCCGGGCCAAAACTTGACCTGTGACAGCAATGCTGACGGAAGTGAAGGGTCAAGTCTCAAGCTTCAAGCAGCAAGCCACAAGCATCAAGCTTCAAGCGACAAGCTTTCGAACCAACCTCAAGCTTCAAGCGCCAAGCGACAAGCATCCCAACCAGAGTAACAAGCGTCAAGCTTCAAGCCACAAGCAGCAAGCTCCCTGATCCGAGAACCATGGTACATGGATATTGGAGAAGTTTTAGAGGAGCAAGGACCAAGGGCCTTTGCTAAGATAAATGTATTGTCAGGATGTTTCACGTGGAACGCAATTTGGTGCGGCGAAAATCGAAGTTTGTTACCTTTAGTTACTTTTAATTCTATAGTACAAAAGTTCCCAGAAGTATTACAGACCAATAGATCAGGAGTCCCAAGTAGGCTACTGTTTTCAATTCGAATAAGCGAAAGTTGTTTAAAATTTCTTTTAATTTGTTGATAGAATTTTGCCTCTGGGCCCATATGTTTTTCAAGGTAGTCACTGCACTTAAATTTGCAGTTTTGGTGGCAAAGATAAGCTTTGTTGTTTGGCTGTTCTTAACACAAGACGGTGAGCATCATGACCTTTGTGCCCTATAATTGGTGTTGCGTTTTCTTGTACTTCCATTCTAACTACTTTTTCTAAATAACCATTAACTTCAACCATAAGAACAGCATTAGAAATAGCGTTACCTTGTCTGCTTCCGTCTTTGTTGGCTGCTGTGAAACTAGATAAAAATTGTTGTAAGTCCTGTACTCGCATTATTTTTTTATCTGCAATTCTAATAGTTGAATCTCTTCATGAAGTCTAGCTATTTCTGCATGTAGGTTATCGTTTTCAATTTTTAATTGTCGTATTGTACTAGACATCTCTATAACAATTTGTTTTGTACTATCCAGTTGATTTTTAGTTTTAATGTGTAAACTTTCTCGCTCTTTGTATACATGCAAGTCCGTTCTGTATTGTTCTGTTAAAGCCTCAATAGGTGAGGTATCTATCTTAGATTCATTTTCATGACTCATATCTTCTCCATGTTCTTTCTTATTTATGTATGTACGCTTGTCTTTCATGCTATTGACAATATAGGATAGTTACCCTAAAAAGTCAATATGGGAGTTCCAAAAAGATTAACAGAAATGCAAAAAAGATTTGCTGAATATTTAGTATTTGGTGGACCAGAAGGTCCAGTCAATAAATCAGAAGCAGCAAAGCTAGCAGGTTATTCAGAAAAAAGATGTATGGTAGAGGGATCAGAACTAACTAACCCAAAACACTCACCATTAGTGGTAAAATATTTAGACGAATTAAAAATTGAGAGAATGTTAAAATATGGTGTCACTTATGAAAGCCACATAACAGAATTAGCTAGAATCAAAGATCTTGCCTTAAAAAAGAATTCTTTCTCTGCAGCTGTAAACGCTGAAACAAATCGAGGAAAGGCAGGAGGACTATACATAGACAGAAAAATAATAAAACATGGCAAACTAGAAGATATGACAGAAGAGCAACTAGAAATGAAGATGGCACAGATCGAAGAAGACTACGCAAGTCTTTTAAGTGATGATGCTGAGGTTGTTGAGGCAATTGAAATTAGTGAACCTTCGTTATCTTCTTCACACAAGAAGTCGGAAAAACCGAACGCTCAGAAAAAGTAATAGACCCGTCATCATCTACGTCATAGCCAGCAAAGATTCTTACAGTCTCATCATCCTTACTAAACAGCCAACCTTCACTTACAGGTGTTGCTAACTTCATATCTTTAAACTCTCTCACACTACCCCAGCCGCCTTCAGTGATAATGTCAATCCAATCTATACGTACACGTTTGTATGGAAACTTAACTGCTTGCTTGACCAGCTTAGGTTTGTTGTAGGAATCAATTCTTCTAGATTTTTTTCTGGATTTCATATCTGTATATGTATCTAAAAAAAATCAGTTTTTCCAGAATTTTGTATCGCGCGCGTGAAGGCAAACTAAAATATTGCCATAGGTGACAAAATAATCTGTCAGGTGACACTTTTTTTAACAACATTCTGTCTACCCTAAAGTCATACATACCAACACTTCTAGACCAAAGTGACAGAATGACATTATTTCTAGAGTAGTTTTTATTTTTATTTTTGTTTTTTTTACCATACATATACACTGTCATTATGGTGTGGTATTTGTAACACAATTGTGGCAATTTTATCACAATACTTGTTTATCTGCCTTGTTTTTGACATAATATTTCCTCATTACTGCCACTTTATCTTCAGCTTCAGCAATAATTAGTAACAGTTTGTCAACTTCACCTGTTATATCAATGTGCTCTGGTATTATTATATTATTCTCATTAAACGATTGTATTTTGTACAATGCGTCCTCTATATTTGCTTCATATCTCTTTAGAAGCGTTCTAAACAACATATCATTCATTTGTAAAGTCCTCTGCTTTCATTGGTTTTGTTCTCTCTTTCTCGTCATGTATAAGTTCATTATACATATCGATTCTTTTTAATGCCTTGTGTTTCCAGGCTCTAAGATTTGCACCTTCTGTTTTAAATTCTTGGTAATATAAGTCAGGCGTGCATACCATGATAACTCCTTGCTCAATCTTACTGCCGTAGACGTAGTCGTGGGCCATGGCGTACATGGCAATTTGCATGTAATAGTCTTCGATCCATTCTTCTTTTTTCGGACGGTTAGACTGCTTGAAGTCAACAATAGTTTCTTTGCCATTATGCAAGCAAACCAAATCTGTTGAGCCCGCGTACAGACCCGGGTAGTGTAGCATAACTTCCGAGCCATAATACTCTTCCACTGGCGCAAGACCAACCTCAATAATTTTGTCGGCCATGGGACGCGCCTCTTGTCCAATCCTTGTAAGATCAACGCACCCAGTCCCAAGGACATAGTGCTCCAAGAATTTGTGCATACATGTCCCCCTATTACTAGAATGGTTTTTAATTCGTTCTGCCTCTTGCTCACCTACTTTAGCCTTCCACTTTTTTATAAAATCTTGATTTTTCGTAGCGCCTAATATCGTAGTAACGCTTGGAAGTCTATAATTACTTATCTCGTAAACCCTGGTCCCTGATCCGGGGTCCGTGAGCTGTTTTCCACGTATATAGTTGTATTTATTACTTTTCTTTATCATAATGTTATAGGGCCCGAAGGCCCCATATTAAAACCCCTCTTTTCTAATCGAGATTCTTTTACTAGCTTTTCTACCTCGAGTAGCTTTAGTAACTAAATTATAATTATAGGCTTTTACCATAGCTTCGTTCCAGTCTTCTTGATTAAAACATTTATCAAACTTATTAGAGTTTTTCTCTATTTGAGCGTAACAAGTTTTTAAATCAAAATTTTCTAACTTAGCAATTTTTATAAAAGCTACAGAAAATTTAACCACTTTAACTAAGTTAGGTACAAAACTTTTAAGCTTAATTAATCTAGACGCTGTTACTTTAGCATTATCTAAATCATGTATCTTAAAAGAACCATCTCTAAAAGATGGCATTGAGCCTCTGTTGTTAGCACCATCCATGTTGATTGAATAGTTAGACAACAATGCAATACCCACTCCAAACGGAAGTTTATATTCTTCAAAAAATTTCTCAATTTTTTTATATTCAGAACAATTAGAGTGACTATTATGGCTGAAATGTTTTAGAAAATCTTTATTTTTCCAACCTTTCTGTGTGTTATTCATAACAGCTATCTGTTTAGAATTACCCGTGCTATTGACAACATACGAAACAGGAATCCCTAGTTTCTCACATGCTTTCAATCTGTGTTGACCGTCTATTACTTCTTTATCAGGAGTAACTACAACAGGCATTAACTGACCGCTTTTTCTCATAGAAGAAATTAATTCTTCTACATGCGTTTCATTAACGTCTCTATTGTTATCGAACAAAGTAAATTTTGTATAATTTTTTTCATACATTACTTTTGTTATTTGTTTACTAGCAGCAAAATTTTTGTAATCAATTTTCTTGCCTAGTATAGTGTGCATAACACCATTAGTTTTTGTTTTCATTTGTGTCTTTCTTGTTTGTTGCACGATCTTTGTTGACGTGATCATGTTTAACGTCATCTTGGTTTTCACCAAAAATTCTTTCTTGTTTATTTAATTTAGATTGTCGGTAACTTGCATCCAGGTCCCGTTGCTCTTGTTGTAGCCTACTAAACTTATCATGATCCTTTCTAAAAATTCTATTATAGTTATCATCATAGGCCTTGTTGCTTGGTCTAGATTTACCATCATATTTAAATTTCATAAGGACCTTTCTTATTTATATTACGACCTCTGTTAGTTGGTTTATACTTCATCTTATTATACGTAGACTCTTTTATAAACCCACCATATTCACGACCGGATCTAGATTTACCGTACTGCGGCACCTGTCCTAATCCAAACTGTGTTTTATTCTTATTCACCTTTTTTAAGATCTTCGCTATTTTTTTGTCTTCGTCTATTTCCACGTTCCATTTTCTCCTTAATAATTTGTTCAACTATATTATCGTGTTTATTAAAACTAATTAAACTTTTAATATAGTGTTGAGCTATTTTAGGTAAGTGTATAAATTTATTTTTTTTTTCTGTAGCCATACCCTTTCCTTCTATCACTATATAATTTACACCAAGACCATGATGTTATCTTAGTTGAGACACCATTAATCCAATATAAAAATTCATATATTATTCTATCAAACATTTTTACTACCTATCCATTGTTTATACCACTGCATGTCAACAACATTATCATCTAACGATTGTATGTTGGGTTCGTAGTGATCTATTACTTTTTCTATATCATGTAACTTAACTACAACGTGTGGCCATAACAATTTACAAACTGCTAAACAATCTCTAAACGTACAACGCCAACGCCATTGTTTTTTATATCCTTTAGGTACCTTTTTAGGTCTAACAGTTCCAACCATTAACGTTTCATGCACGAGTTCTATGACGTTTTGATCCGTCATAGCAATCTCCATGTTAATACGCCAACAATCGTAAGTACCATTTTTCTTTTTTTCTTTGTACTTCTTATAAGTTACACAACCTTCACCATCAAACAGACCTGCAATGTAAGCTACATCTAAATAATAGTTATTGTTCAATGTAACTTACCACGATCTGTAACATTATCAGCATCGATATAAGACTCCACAACTTCGGACTCATCCACATATATCTCCCCTTCCGAATCACATGTCTCGCACTGGAGGACCACGTGTTCTCTACCTTCTTCAATCATCGCTTTGACATATCCGTTACCATTACAGTCAGGACAGATCGCTGCGTGTACGTTATACTTTTTTAAGTTTGCCATTTAGTTTCTTCGCTTTCTCATTTGCAATTGATTCAATGGTTTTGCTAATTGATAGTTGTGCATCAGGCAATAATACCTTAGACAAACTTATCAATGTCTTGTA